TCAGCGATTGAATCGTTATATGGATTAACCTCTTTCATGGTTTTGATAGCTTTCTTGTATCGGCTGATTTTATCAATGCAGTCCTCCCTATACAGTAGTTCATCTTTTAGCTTTTCTTCAAGATGAGCCGTTTTTTCTTTAGTCATAGTTTTACCTCCCTATGCTAGTTAAAGAAACTTTTGGAATTAGGCGGGATTGGGTTGTGATTAAATGCCTTTCCCGCCTAACCCTTTGTAGCTGTTTCCTACAGGTCGCAAACACCCTTTCTTCTCAGCTACAAATTTTTAAATTGGTGGTGTTTTGTTGACGCGGACACCAAACCGCGTGTGATATTGGGAGGTTCACAATTCACAAAAATTGATTTGATAATTCCCAATATCAAGAGAATAAATCCATCTGTACCATTTTTTCTGATGGCGTAGATTTTATTATTCTTTTTGGTTTCCAGTTTAGGAATCGTATCGCGTTCAGCACACACATATTTAATTGTGTGGGCGTAGCGTAATACCATTCTGTATATCCAGAACCCATGTTCTTATCCATAACCCGTTCATACAGATTATCGGCTAAGAGTTTAGCAACAGTCTCAATCGATTGTGCATCATGTCTTGTATGTTTATAACATACCTTAACATCGCGCTGTATCGTTTTGTAACCCTTACCAAATTTGAAAGAGGCAATTCTTTTCTCTATCGGCTTATTGGTATAACCCAATTTAGCCATTTGTTTTGGATTCAATTCCAAAACATAGCAAGTAAAAAGATTGCTCTTAATTATGGATTCAAAAGTCATGCTGACCCCCCATAATTTTCTGTGTTTTCATCTCTTTCGCGACCTCTGTCCCATTTGTAGATAATCTCTTTGAGATAATTATAAACATCTTTCATCTCTGGATTATCTGCCGAGGGTTTTTTAGTCAAACAAAAAACATGATAAACAATTTTGAGAAAGGCATAGTCTTTCTCTGTGAAGTTCCCTATTACAATAACAGGGCGTTCATTTTCAGCGCGATACATATTCTTAATCCATTCGTACATTTCCTCAAGAATTTGCCCGCGTTGATGAAAAAAATCTTTCATAAGATTCTCCTCCATTTAAAATGGGGGTTGAGATGGCAACCCCCTTACCAACGATGTTAGATCAAATATGTTTGAATAACATATATGAGCATAACACCAACATAAGCACCCATAAAAGAAGTGAGATAAATCAATAGGTAGAATTCGATTCTATCTACGATTAGATCAGTTCTTCTCAAGATGTAAGATGGCATAAAGATTATAGCGATCAAAGAAATCAACGCTATAAATTCCATGCCATGTATTATTGAGTTAGTCATAAGACCTCCCTAATAAAAGTGGGGGTTGAGATGGCAACCCCCTTACCAATCAGATCATTGAGATAATGTTCCAACCAACCAAGACCATTCCAATAGTATTCCCTACAACGTAGGGGATTTCTTGTTTGATCTTTTTCCTAGTGGCTGTCACAGTTTCTTGCGATGATCCTTTTCCGCTTTCAAATTTCGCTTTCGTTTCATTCGCGACCAGTACGGCTTCACGAAGATTAACGATTGCAGAAAATTGATAGCAACATAAACCAAGCCAAAGAATCGACCAGTAGGTTAAGAATCCAAATTCAAACAACACAAGTGCTGATGAACCTTGAACACCAACCAAGCCAACCCATCTAACAAAATTAGATGTGTCAATCCAACGCTCTCTTTTTTTGTGAGCAAGGATTTTCTCGGCTCTGATCATTCTAGCCTTAGCTAGATTTTTTCTTCTTCTGATTTTTATTTGAGTTTGTCTATCCATGACACCTCCCAAAATAATTGGGGGTTGAGATGGCAACCCCCTTACCATTAATGTCAGCTAACCAAATCACGTATGATTTTAAGATTAGAAGCATTAGTCCTTAATAGAGACCCAACATCAAAGCGATCGTCATTCTCTATTATTTGCCTAACCAATTCTTTTTTAGAGATTGGTTTTGCTTTTGCTTTTTTATCTTGCTCAGTCATATTGACCTCCCAATTAAAAAGTGATTAATAGTTATCTGGTCATTAATCGTAACCAACATTTATTTTCGAAGTTCGAAAGAGTTTGTCTCTCTTGTCCTTTCCTAGTGTCTGCTAGATTATCGGGCTTGTCTCGCTGGTATCGATTGTTTTCTGAATCATTCCTGTTTCTTTTTTTGAGAGCTGGTAAACAATCAAAGCTCTATATATACATATTACCAAACGGGTCAATAGATACAATAAAAAGCGCGCGTAAACGATACGATAATTAGGTAGGCCCAATCGTCGGCGCTATAAGGGTTTCAGAGGCAGTCCCGGAGGATTAGATTAGAATTATTTTCAAAGTGGCGTCTTTTTGTTGTTGATTGCGCGCATATTTCCGCAGTATAATCTAGGGTGGGCGGTTAGTAGACTTTTCGTACTCTCACAGGCCGGACACCCTTACACGCGCAACTTTAGATTTTTTGAAAACTCAAAACGGTGTATAGGAACGGGGTAAAATGATACCTCTAGAAAATACTTCTTGACAACTACCTCTGATTTTGATATAATATCCCCATGAGTAAAAAAATCGTAACAAAAATGAGTCCCGAAGGACTAGAGATCGCAAACAGTTATCTGGAACACGGAAGTATCCCTGCTGCAGCAAATGCTCTCGCCATCACAGAAGATACCGTTAGCGAAGCCTTAAATAAACGAGAGATAAAACAATACATTGACACCGTTTATTTAGATACTGGATACAGAAATCGGTTTAAATTATCGGAAACTTTAGACTTATTGATAGAAAAGAAACTAGAGGAAGCTGACGAAACAGAGATTTACACGAACAAAGACATGGCAGATTTACTAGCCTTAGCCCATAAAATGAGAATGGACGAAATGAAAGCCCAAACAGAACTTGAGAAAGCTAAAGCAGGTACTGTAAAAAATCAAGTTAATATCCAAGATAACTCTGGTGTACCTTTTGGTCAAGGAAATTACGGTAACTTATTAAAAAAATTATTAAAGGAGCAATAGTCTCGTGGAAGTATTCTCCCTTATAGCAGAATTAGGAGCTCCTATAGCGGGAGCTTTAATTGCAGGTGCCTTCATATTTGTGATAATGAAACAGATAATGAATGGGGTGGTGGGTCAGATAAAAACCTTAGAAGGATTTTGCAATAGTCTTATTACTAGAGTTGGGACTATAAACAACGATATGATAAAACTTGATACAAGTGTAAGTGCAGCTTTAGAACTGACGCCAGACTTAGGAAGAATTGCCAGAGCAGAAAACTTTGTAGAAGATGGGAAGTTAGATGCAAGGCGTGATTAATGCAGTCCAGCAGTTTGGTTTCCCAATCGTGGCAATGGTCGGATTGGGATATTTTGTATACTTTGTTTGGACAACTATTACCAAGGTCATCAACCCCGCTATAAAGGATATGCACATGACATTAATTAGATTAATTGATCAAATAAGAATGCTCGATAATGATATGATTCGTTTACAAGAGAAAGTAAACACGGTTCTTCAGATGAAGGAAAATGAGAAAAAGAAATGAAGTGGTTTATTTATTATTCAATAATTCTTTTAACAGGATTAGCTGCTACAGCTGTTGCAGATGAAATAGTACATGGATTTAAAAATCCATCCTTCAGTGGAGTAGGTACTTCTGCCCATTATCTTACTGTAGAAAATCAAGAAAAATCAAGGCGAGATGAAATCCAAGATGATATAGAGTCAGCACTAAAAGCAGCTTCTCGAGAAGCAGAAAATACAACTCTTGCAAAATTTATAAGAAATTTAGAATCCCGAATATACTCACAACTATCTAAACAACTAGTTGATAATATGTTTGGAAATGAAGAATCCTCGTTAATGGGAAGCTTCGCCTTAGAGGGTAATACGATTTATTACCAAAGAAAAAATGTATGTGACGAAGATGGTATATGTACAGATGTTATTGAAATGACTATTACTGACGAAGAAGGAAGTACAACTACTATTACTATACCTATTGGTACTGGGGGTTTCTAATGAAACCCTTAAGCGCATTATTAGTGCTACTTTTAACCAGTTGTGCTAGTATTCCTAACTATGAGGTTTGTGACTTTGAAGAAGGATTCGGCAAAGACTTAGTAACAGGTATTGCAAAAAGATTACCTTTTGAATGTATTGAAAATCCAGAGATAATAGAATTACCAACATATGAACAACTAATGAACTTACCTCCTGCAGAGGTTATGCCTGTTGTTGCTGTTTATAAATTTAATGATTTAACTGGACAAAGGAAAAGTAAAGATAATCTGGCATCATTTTCTACAGCTGTAACTCAAGGCGGAACAGAAATGTTAATAGATGCACTTAAAAGCGCAGGAAAGGGTAAATGGTTTAGAGTTGTTGAAAGAGCAGGAATTGATAATCTTGTAAGAGAAAGACAGATTGTAAGAAGTACTCGAGAAGAGCACAACGAAGACAAAGGCATACAACCACTATTATTTGCAGGAATAGTACTAGAGGGTGGAATTATTGGTTATGATACTAATATGGAATCTGGTGGTAGAGGTGGAAGATATTTAGGAGTAGGTCGCACAACTATGTATAGACGAGATGTGGTGACTGTAAGTTTAAGAGGTATTAGTACATTAACAGGCGAAGTTTTGTTAAATGTCCAAACCAAAAAAACAATATTGTCTTATGGCGAAGGATTAGATGTATTTAGATTCATCGACTTAGACACAGAATTAGTAGAATTTGAAGACGGTGTTGCAAAGAACGAAAGCGTTACTGTTGCAACCCGTGCAGCTATAGAAGCTGCAGTAGTCGCACTCATCAAACAAGGCGACACAAGAGGCTATTGGAAATTAGCCGAGGGAGAAAATAATGAAAATGACGAAAGGGTTAATTAGTGGACTATTTGCATTAAGTCTATCTAATATAGTGTGGGCAGCTACGACCGATAACGAGATATTTCTCGAACAGGCTGGTGATACACTAACGCTTACAATTGATCAAGTTGGTTATGGTAATAAATTTGGTGGAACCATTGTTAGTGGCGCAGTAGCTACAGATATGTTAATCACTGGTAGTAATATAACTTTTAATTTAGATCAAATTGGTAATAGCAACCAATTATTTGGACCAATCACTTTAGATCAATCAAATATCGATATGGTATTTACTGGAGATAGTAATATCTTCGACTGGGCAATAGGAGCCACAGGATCAGCAGACAGTTTAGACTTAGATTTAACTGTAACTGGTGATTCTAATACGTGGGATTTTGATTTAGGCGGTGCTGCAACAGCAGAAAGCTTAAATTATGATTTAACACTTATTGGTAATAGTAACGTATTCAATACAGATATTGACTATGATAATGTTGTTTGGAATTGGGAAATAACTGGTGACGGTAGTAACATTTGGACAATTCAAAAAGAAGATAACCAATCTATGACTTGGGAATTCGAAGGCGATGATGCAGATATAGATATTACCCAAATGGACGAAGATCAACTACTTACTGTAGCTTGGGACGGAGACGATGCTGATATAGATATTATACAGAAGTCTGGTACTTGTCCTAGTGGAGTTAATTCTTGTTCTGGTATAATAAATCTAGATGTGGATTCAGAAGGTGCAACAGTTACAATCAATCAAAAAGATACTGGCGATTAGTGTTTTCTCGCTAGTATCTCCTGTTTTTGCTGATTCTATTGGTGATATAATAGAGCAAACAGGATTAGCAGCACTAACACGAAACCAGCAAGATATTGATGCATATGTAGACCAAGAAATACTATTATATGATTTATTAAACACTGGTAACGGAAGATTAGCGATAGAGTTTTTAGATAACTCAAATCTTAGATTAACAGAACACAGCAGGGTCTTAATAGATGAAGTAATCTATGATCCAAATCCAGATAAATCTAAGATGGTAATGAGATTTGCTATGGGTACAGCTAGATTTACTTCAGGTATGTCTGGTAATATGAATAAAGCAAATATAGATATTCAGACACCTACAGCGCAAATAGGTATTAGAGGAACTGATTTTACTACTACGATTGATGAACTAGGAAGATCATTAATTGTACTACTTCCAGACGCTAATGGGAGTGCATCAGGAGAGATAACAGTTACAAATGAAGGCGGGGTAGTAACGCTTAATGAAGCTTTTCAAGCTACTATGGTATCAACAATATCTACTCCACCTGTAAAACCAGTAACTATTGAAAATGTTACAGTAGCACAGATAGATAATCTATTTATTGTAGCACCACCCGCAGAAGTTACACAGGCAGTACAAGAAACAAGAACTGAAAATAGCTCAAGTAATATACTTACAGCAGACTTTCTTGAGTTTAATGAACTTGAAACAGACTATTTAAAAGAGGACAAAGACTGGACATTCTCAGAATTAGACATAGACTTACTAGATGTAGACTTTCTACAGGATCTCTTAGAGGTTATAGAAGAAAAAGATCTATTAGACCGAAAGAGAGGTGGTGGTTCAGCCGAAGGCTTCAATGGGGTAGAAATAGAGGGAACAGCCCCGGGGTTTGATAAAAACAGTCAGTATAATACTATGGTTGATGACTCAGGACAAATTTGGTTCTATAGAGAAGTCACAGGAATTATCAGTATTAAACTACCTATTTCTGCTAATGCAAGAATAGAAACTATAACAGATGAAAAAGAAAGTATCATCACGGTAGGTGACGGAGAATCCGTTAACATAATAATAACACAAGTAAATTGATAAAATTTTTAAAAATGTTAAAGAATATCGTAAGTCCAGATTACTGGGCTAATAGAATTGGTGAGAAGTCTGGTCTATATGACAAAGCTAGAAGCTATGGTGAGAAGGATAAACCGTGGTATATAAAACTGGGTTTAATTGCAATCATTATAGTACTACTACTTTTTATGTCAGAGTTACAAGCAGATAATGAAATAGACATAGATCAAGTAGCTCAAGGAGACTTCTTAGAACTGGATATTACTCAGGAAGGATATAATAATGATATATTTTTCTCAATAGGAGACGGTGATAATATTAGTGTAGAGATACTTCAAAAAGGTAATAATAATGAAATAGGTTATGCTAATGACACTCCCGGTTGGGGATCAGGAGCAAGTTGGGGTGGAGATATAGACTTTGATGATCAAGATATAAAATTATATCAAAATTGTACTAAAGGTTCTGCTTGTAATAAGAATGATATTCAATTTCACATCTCATATGGAACTGATAATAAGTTTTGGTGGGCTCAAGGATATGAAATTTCAAGTCGAACTGATACTAGTTGGTCAATAGATAATACAGAAGGTGGAGGTCATTATGTTACTGCTGATATACATGGAAGTAATAATGAAATAGTAGGTCAACAAAGAAATTGTGCTAATAATACCTGCGACGGACATAAAGCTAGAATATATTTATACGGAGACGATAATTCTGTCTTTGGTAAACAAAAAGCAGACGGAGAAAAAGAATTTTATTTAACTGTTAATACAGATGATGCGACAGTAGATTATCTTCAAGACGGAAATGGAGAACACAACGCAACTATAACTATAACAGGTTCACAACCTACAACACTAAACCTTTCACAACATAGTAATACTACACAAAACTATAGTTTAACTCAAAATTGTGTAACTTCAGGTGGTTGTAATATTACAGTAACACAAGACTAATGAAAGAGTTAATTAATAAAATATTAAATTATAGGTTTCCTATTTGGTGGGTTTTTCTTGTTTTAGGTGCTTGCCTGTCTTTTTGTATATATTGGTTAAGAAAATTAATATGAAAAAGTTAATTAATTTGGTTATAGGTTTAGCTTTTATTGGCTTATTAATCTGGAATCCTTATCCTTTTAAAGTTTTAGAACTTAAGTCTTTTGATTGGTTTATGTCAACTCAATCAAGTTTTCAAAATACTAATATATTATTAGTAGATTTAGATGAAGAAATAGTAGAAGAGTACGGAGGATACCCACTACCTAGAACACTTTATAAAGATCTTATTTGGAAAACAGATGCCGTACCTGGTATAACTGTATTAATGCCTGATCCAGATATTAGAGATATAATAAATGATGCAGAACTAGCGACAGCTATGTCACTTAGACCTACGGTTCTTGCTTATGCTGCTTCGACTCAGGCAACAGAGGGTGGTCCACATGTTGGAACTGCTCAAATAGGAGAATCACCACTACCATGGCTATTTCAGTATCCGGGAATTTTACGTCAAACACCAAGCCTAGCAGAGTCCGCAGAAGGCGTAGGACTAGTAACAAGCGCCCCAGAACTAGACGGCGTCGTAAGAAGAGTTCCTCTCGCCGTTAATTCACAAGGTAATCTTTATCCTTCCTTCGCTTTAGAAATGTTGAGAGTAGGGGTAGGAGATCCAAGCTATCAAATTATGACAAAAGAAGCAGGGGTGGAGTGGTTACGAATACCTAACTATCCTACAGTAAATACAGACTCTAATGCACGGGTATGGATAACTTCCAATATAGATTTTTACCGTCAAAGTGCAAAAGAATATTTAGAAAATCCAATAACTGGAGCAAGTTTTGTAATATTTGGGGTTACAGCAGAAGGAGTTGTAAATCCTGTTCCCACAGCAAAGGGTATGATGTATCCACATGAGATACAAGCAAACGTTTTACATCATCTTATATTGGGAACTAGTCCTTCAGAGCCTGTTTGGACTCAAACTGCAGAACTAGGAATAGCTTTAATATTAGTTTTATTACTATTATTAACAGCATCTAATATATTTTGGTCGGTGCCCGTACTTATAGCCTCTTTTGTAGGACTTTACTACGGGGCTTTATATTATTTTGTACAAGGATACCTTGTAGACATATCTGGAGTCATTATTATAGGCTTTTTGTACTGGACAGTACTTACTTTTAGATCATTTATAGAACAATTCTTCCTCAGACGACAAGTTAAGAAGCAATTTGGCACTTATTTATCTCCAGATATGGTAAAAATGCTACAAGATGATCCTTCTTTACTTAAATTAGGTGGTGAAAGGAAGGAAATGACATTCTTATTTACTGATATTATGGGATTTACCCCAGTTTCAGAGGCATTTAAGAAAAATGATGATCCAGAAGGCTTAGTAGACTTAATAAATACATATCTAGATAGTATGACTAAAATAATACTACGTAATGATGGAACAATAGATAAATATATGGGTGATTGTATAATGGCATTTTGGAATGCACCGATTAGTTGTCTAAATCATGCAGATTTAGCAGTTAAAAGCGCAATAGAGATAAGAAAAAAGACAGAAGAATTAAACGAAGAATTTAAAAAACAAGGTTTAGACTTACCTCCTATAAATGTAGGAACAGGCGTTAACACAGGAACTTGTATTGTAGGCAATATGGGGTCTGAGACACGCTTTGATTACTCAGTTATTGGAGATGCAGTTAATCTTGCTGCTAGGTTAGAAGCAACGGCAGGTAGAAACGATTATAAGGAATGGCCCATTATAGTATCACATGATACAATGGATCTATGCAAATATCCTTATAATTTTAGAAATATAGGTAACATATTAGTAAAAGGTAAAACAGAACCTATTACTATTTATGGTGTCTAATTTATAGAGGTCGTCTCTTGCCCTTTCGGAGACACAGAAGACCGTCACAAACAAAGGGAAAGCAATTTAGGAGATAAATATGAAAAATTTATTACTATCATTCTTTTTAGTTTCAGTATTAACAGGCTGCGGCACCGTTGCTCAAGTTTGGGAAACTGGAACAGAAGTAGTTTCAAACACAGTTGATACTGTAGTTACCGGAGCTTCTGATCTTGTTACGGCTGTAGGTACAGATATAGTAGATACAGGTGCTTTTGTAGTTGACACAGGAGCTGGCGTTGTTGAAGGTATATCAGAACGAGTTGACGAAGAAACTGACAAAATTGAAGGAGATGAGGGAAACTAAGACGCCCCTTTTGGAAGAGATCAGAGCAACAAAAGGCGGCTTCCCCAAGCTCCAACAATAGTGCTAAAATTACTGTCGAAATGAAACGTGAAGAAATAGAAGATTTATTAGACAGAATTAAAGCACATTGTCAAGAGCAGCCCATGGACTGTGATATATTAGATATATTTTATTCTGATATAGACTAAAAATTTTTTTCGAGAGTATAGTTATACTTAAATGAAAATTTTTTTATAAAATGATCATTATGTATGTAAAAAGAATAGGTTAATAAAATGACCAAAATTTTCTTTCTCTCGAAAAATTTTTATCCATAAATAATTATTAAAAATGAACTTATAAGAATAGGATTATTCAAGACCTTAGGAAAATAGTTCTTGACTTTAGTTTTTATTTTTGTTATACTAATAAAATATGAATTTTATAATTCAAAGTGGAAAGAGCAAAACAATGGCGGAGATTACTTTAAAAGACTTAGAACAGAGAGTAGCTGTACATGAAAAACAATGCGAAGAAAGATGGAAAACCATCTTTCGTAGAATTCAACGTCAAGAAGACTCGTTGGAGCGCATAGAAAATATACTTATAGCTGCTTGTGGAGCCATTATAGTTGGTGGAGGCTCTGTAATAATCACAATTTTAATAATGCACAACTAGGAGAAAGAAGTGGCACTAAAACAATACGAAAAGAAGGATATTAGCAAAAGCCCTAAAACTAAAGCTGCCCCGAAGAAGGGTGAGATTTATAAAGAAGGGGATTTGTGGAAGTTTATCTGGATAAATAATAAAGTTCGTAGTTATGAAACTAAAAAAGATGCTGAAATCAGCTTGGAAAAATTAAGTGGACAAGCTAAAAGTACGTCTTAAGAAGTTCTGGCTTTGGTTAATATCATGGTTTTCACCAAGATGGAGACTAGAAGTTAGTTATAATAAAGAGTGGGGCGACTCAGACGATAGAGTTTATACAGTTAAAAAGTTTATTGTTAAAAAACCAAATCATTTAAAATTTATAACCCACGATAAAGATGTCGTGGAAATTAGTAGTCCATCAGGACTTAACTACAGGATTACAAGCATATGAATCAATTACTTATAGGAATTATACTAGTCATGGGCTTTTTAGGCTATGGCTTATATGTAGAAAATCAAAATTTACAAGCAGAAAATTCTGCTTATGAGTTGAGAGATGCAGAACAAGATGCAGCAATAGAACAACTCCAAGGAGATTTAGAACTACAAGGTAAAGGTCTACAAGAAATGCAAGCAAGAAATGCAGAGATACAAGGCGAAATGAATAGATATCTTAACATTTTTAAAAGACACAATTTAACAAAACTGGCATATGCAAAGCCCGGTTTAATCGAACCTAAGGCTAACAATGCTACAAAGGAGGTATTTAATGGAATCGAAGAAGATAGTCGCAATATTGACGATCTCGATGATGGTATCCAGCTGCAGTCTGGTTCCAACTAAAAAAGAAGTCAGTATAACAACAAAAGCGATAGAGCGAACCATTATTCAACCAGTAATGCCTCGAGAAATCGATCTAAAAGAACCCTATTGGTATGTAGTTTCCGATAAGAACATTGACGAATTTCTAGCAAGGGTAGAAAAAGATCAAGGACAAGTTGTATTTTTTGCTATGAGTGTCCCAGACTATGAACTCATGGCATATAATATGCAAGAATTAAAAAGATATATAAACGAACTCAAAGAAGTGGTTGTATACTACAGAAAGGTCACAACTCCACAAAAACAAGAAGTTAAAGAGAGTAATAGGCCCTCAGTTGGTATCACTAATCCACTTAAAAAAGATGAATAGAGCTCAAGCGAGACTTCTCATCTGTGAGGGGTGTAATATGTATTCTAGAGTTAAAGTTTGTAGAGCATGTATGTGTTTTATGCCTTTAAAAGCTAGGATAAGAGGGGCAAAATGTCCCGAAGAAAAATGGGGAAAGTTATGATGGATATGATGATGAAATGCAAAGATTGGGTTATGGCTCGATTAAGCGAAAGAACGTCTTGGGACGGAATGACAATTATAGTAGGTAGTGTTTTAGTGATTGTTGGTATGCCAATAATAAAAATGCTAGCTTGGCCAGCTTTAGTTTATGGAGTTTATACACTCCTTAAAGAAGAAGGTCATGTATAATGCCTAAAGGACGAGGTACTTATGGTAAACGTCGTGGACGACCTAAGAAACGGAAAAAATAATGCCAATCAATAAAACAAAAAAGGGTTGGAAAATAAGTAATACTTCTGGAGTTTCTAAAACCAAGAAAGCAGCAAAGCGCAGACTTCGTGCAATTAAATGGAAGAAGAAACGTAGGAAAAGACGCAAAAAGCGTAGGAGATAAAAATGTCAATAAAATTTCTAGGAGCACAAGCAGCTTGTGGTGTTAATGTGGGGGCAGCCTCAACATTTGAAAACGCTACTGAGGTAAGGCTTGTAAATACAGGAGGAGCTGAGTATCTAGTTACACTAGCAAATAGTGCAGATGCTACTTTAGCTACTTTTACATTAGAAAGTTTAGACAGTATTATAGTTACTAAAGGAGCTACTGATCAGATTTTTGCTGCAAATGCAGCTGTTGTCGGTACACCTTGTAATACTGGAAGATAGTATGTTTTCAAATGAAACAGATAATAACTGGCTTCACCAAGTAGGTGAGGTCTGTGCAACAACTTTAGAGTTGTTAGAAGAAAAAGCAGATAATGTGGGATATGTCTCACACGCTGATGAAACAATGAAAGAATTATGTATTGGGTATTTATATCTTTTAGGTCTTTGTGATTCTCAAGGTCTTTTACTAGAGAAAAATTTACCAAATGCCGTTAAGAAGAATATCACTATACACTAATGTTAGATGTAAGCAGAAAAGATATATTAAGTAGTAATATAATGGACTTTAACCCTATGGAAAGGTTCATAAAACTACCTATAGATTCATATCTAGATCTGCTTGGGGTTTCTCCTAATTCTGCTCAAATAGCTCTAATTAATACTATTAATAATCCCAAATATAGATTTGTGTGTGCCGCTCTATCTAGACGGCAGGGTAAAACTTATATAACTAATGTAATTGGACAACTAGTCTCTCTCGTGCCTAACTCACATATATTAATTATGTCACCAAACTATGCTTTATCCCAAATTTCTTTTGATTTACAAAGACAACTTATTAAGCACTTTGATCTTGAGGTGGTAAGAGATAATGCAAAGGATAAAGTTATTGAACTATCTAACGGTTCTACTATAAGAATGGGATCCGTTAATCAAGTTGATTCTACTGTTGGACGATCTTATGATTTAATCATTTTTGATGAAGCAGCACTTGCAGACGGCAAAGATGCTTTCAATGTAGCACTTCGTCCAACACTAGATAAGGAAAACGCTAAAGCCGTATTTATATCTACACCTCGGGGTAGAAATAATTGGTTTGCAGATTTTTATCATAGAGGTTATAGTGATGAGTTTAAAGATTGGGCATCAATTAGAGCAACCTATCACGAAAACCCAAGATTTAGTAAGGAAGATATTGATGAAGCCAAGCGAGCTATGTCTGCTGCTGAGTTTTCTCAGGAATATTTAGCAGATTTTAATGTCTACGAAGGACAAATTTGGAATTTTAATTTTGAAGAGTGTGTAGCTGATTTAAGTCAGTTAGATACTAGTAAAATGGATGTTTTTGCAGGGCTTGATGTTGGTTATAAAGATCCAACAGCTCTTTGTGTTATAGGTTATGATTGGGACGAAGAAAAATTTTATCTTGTTAATGAATATCTAAATGCTGAAAGGACCACTGAACAGCATGCTTCAGAGATTAAAGAGTTAATTGATAAATATAATATTGACTGGATTTTTATTGATTCAGCCGCTCAACAAACTAGATATGATTTTGCTCAAAATTATGATATTTCAACAATTAATGCTAAAAAATCCGTTCTAGACGGAATTGGTCATGTTGCATCTATAATTGATAATGATAGATTAATCGTAGATCAAAGGTGTAAAGAAGCATTGTCATGTGTTGATCAGTATCAATGGGATATTAATCCTAACTTAATGAAAGAAAGACCAAAACATAATATGGCAAGTCATATGGCAGATGCCCTTAGATATGCGCTGTATACTTTTGAGACATCAGCGACAACATTTTAAGGATAGACCAACGAAAAAATAAATGTTGACAAAAAGGTAAATTTTTGGTATAATTTTTAATAAATAGGATATTATGGATTTAAAACGAGATTTAGTAAAGTACGTTAGGGATAAGGCGAAATCAGGTTATCAAAAAGAAGCCCAATGCTATATTTGCGGAGAAACAGAAAATCTGGAGTTTCACCACTTCTACGGAATGACTGAGCTATTAGAATCTTGGTTAAAAAGTAATAAAATCACGATAAATTCAGCAGAAGAGATTATGAAGGTTAGGGTAACCTTTATTGAGGAACACCCTAATGAACTCTACGACGAGGCTGCCACACTATGTAAAGCCCACCATATGCGGCTCCACAGTATTTACGGAAAAAGACCGAAACTGGTAACAGCACCAAAACAAAAACGATGGGTAGACAAAATGAGGATTAAACATGGCATGGTATGACAGACTTTTAGGTAGAACGACAGAGGAGAAATTAAACCCTTCTCAGTCTTTTATTGCCTTAGAAGAAGGATTAACTTTAGATACTCGTGAAAAGAAAGATAATTATCGATCAGCTTACGAAGAATTAGAAGTAGTTAATCGTGCAGTTAATATGATTGTTGATGATGTTTCCGATATCCCATTTGAGATCGGTCCAAAAATTAAGGGAATCGCACCAGTTAGAGAAAATATTCGAAGAAGTCGTGTAGATTTAATACTTAATAAAGAACCAAATCCTTTTCAAGATGTTAATAGTTTTAAAAGGAATCTAATAATAGATTTATTAATAGACGGAAATATATTTGTTTATTTTGATGGAGCTCATCTTTATCAATTACCAGCAAATAATGTAACAATTCATAGTCATACTGAGACATATATAGAAAAGTTTGAGTATGATGGACATATAGATTACGCTCCTAAAGAAATTATACATATTAAAGAAAACTCATTTAATTCAATCTATAGGGGCGTTCCCAGATTGAAACCAGCATATAGAACAATGTATTTATTGGATAATATGAGAAAGTTTCAAGATAATTTCTTTAAAAATGGGGCAGTTCCGGGATTAGTACTTAAGAGTCCAAACACCCTTTCCGAGAGAATCAAAGAAAGAATGCTGCAGGCTTGGCAAACTAGGTATAATCCTAAAACAGGAGGTAAAAGGCCTCTTATACTAGATGGTGGATTAGAGGTAGATACTCTAACAAAAATTAATTTTAAAGAATTAGATTTTCAATCATCTATAACAGCAAACGAGAAAATAATTTTAGAAGCTATGGGTATACCACCTATACTTCTTGATGGAGGGAATAATGCTAATATTAGACCTAACCATCGACTTTACTACTTGGAAACAGTTCTTCCAATAGTAAGAAAAATAGGTTATGCTTTTGAAAGATACTTCGGTTTTGAACTAAATGAAGATGTAACAGGCGTTCCTGCTCTACAACCAGAGTTAAGAGACCAAGCATCTTATTTACAAACTTTAGTAAACTCAGGCATAATGTCACCAAACGAAGCTAGAGAATCCTTAAATTTAGAACTTATAGAAGGACATGATGATTTAAGAATTCCAGCAAATATTGCGGGTAGTGCAGCTAACCCCGAAGAAGGTGGGAAACCACCCCAAACAGAGGAAGAAAACAATGGCGAATAAAAAAGCAGTACTTTTACAATTAGCAGAATACTTTGCTAAGAAGGGAAGCATGATGTCTCCCGCAGAATATAAAGCAGCTGATGATGCACCTATGCGGTTTATAGTAGCAAAAAGACCTTTTGGGTCTTGGGCAAGAATGCAAGCAATGGTTAAAGCAAATCATCTTGATTTGTGGATGAAAACTCAAGCTCCAGCAGTTCCAGTCTCAGATCCAGTTAATACTGGTGAAGCATTTAAACCAAAAACTAAAGTAGCGTCTAAAGCTAAAGCAGCCCCTAAAAAGGCTAAAAAGTAGGTAGTTGATATGGAGAAAATTTTTCATTGGACTAACACTTTTAAAACTCTCGGAGAAGACGAGGATGGTGGAGTAAATATTCGTGGTTTAGCGAGTACTAATTCTATAGACCGAGTCGGAGATGTTATTAATCATGATGCATGGACAAAATCGGGTGGATTAGATAATTTTAAAAATAACCCGATAATTCTGTTTAATCATAATTATGATAAACCTATTGGTAAAGCTACAGCGATGGATGTTACCGAAAAGGGTCTCGAACTTGGAGCTAGAATCTCTAAGTCTGCGGGGGAAATAAAAGATTTAATAAAAGATGGTGTTCTTGGAGCCTTTTCCGTTGGTTTCAGAGTCAAGGACGCCGATTATAACGAAGAAACTGACGGATTTGAGATAAAAGACGCCGAACTTTTTGAGGTATCAGTAGTTAGCGTTCCAGCTAACCAAGCTGCGACCTTCTCTCTTGCGAAATCTTTTGATTCAATGGAAGAATACCAAGAGTTCAAAAATCTTTTTAATTATAATAAAGAGGCTAATCAATCTAAAAAGATTGAGACGCCACAAGCGACGGATAAAACCGTTTCACAGGAGAAACCTATGTCTACTGACAATGAAACTCCTAACGCTGACGCTCTCAAGGCATACGCAGAAGAAGTAGCAAAAGCAACTGCTGCTAAAATCGCGATGCAACAAGCTGAGCAGAAAGCTAAGGAGAAAGCAGAGGCAGACGCAGCAGCTGAGTTAGAAGCTCAAGAAAATGCTGCTATTGAAGCTGAGCAAGAAAAAGTCAAGGCGATAGTGGAAGTCGGAATGGAAGGCGCTGAGCGTCTTACTAAAGACCTAGAGGATCGTGTTTCCGAGAAGCACGAAGACCTTGAAAAAGTCGTCGAAGAACTTAAGGCTGATCTTACCGAAAAGAAACAAGAAATCGAAGCAATTCGTGAATCTAAAAGAGTTTTCGGCAGAGAAAGCACTTCTGACTGGACAAAAGCCTATGAAGCCGACATCAATGATGCATGGACTATGGGACTTGCAACAGGTAAAGGTTGGAACACAAAGCTTGCTAATGAGGTTGTAGAAAAAGTTAACGCACATTCAGGTGTTGGCGTTTCATCTGCAGATTTCGAGCAAACTGTATCAACCAATGTTGAAAGGGACATTCAATTACAACTAGTAATGGCACCTCTATTTAGAGAAATCCCTATGCAGTCAGCAACTCAAATCATACCTATTCTACCTGATAGTGGTTATGCAGAATTCGCATCTGCTCAAACTGCTAGTGGATCATCTCCACATGGTAACCTTGCCCAAAGAGGCGACACTTATGGTTCACCATTCGGTGGTATTGATATGACAGAAAGGACACTTTCTACTAAAAAACTAATTTCACAATCTTACTTAGGTAATGAAACTGAAGAAGATGCAATTCTACCGATTCTTCCTTTAATTAGGGAGTCAATCATTAGATCTCATGCAAGAGCTATGGAAAATGC